AGCGCCTCCAGGGGATGACCTGAATGGCAAAGACTCCGACCCACCGACTTCCAGAGGAGACCATGACCCCGGGGGAGGAAGCCCGCGAGCTGCGGAAAGAGCCCCTCCCGCCCGGCGAAGAGGATGAGCACATCCTCACGCGGATCTACACAGTCGACAACCTCATCGAGACAACCAAGCGGGACCTCGCCGCCCTCCAGACGGAGCGGGCGGGCCTCATCACTCGGGCCGAGGAGCTCAACATCAAGGAGCAGGACGATCTGGTCCTCCTCTACAAGTATCGGACCACCCGGATCCTCGATGTGCGGGCCTTCAAGGAGAAGTATCCCTTGGACGCCATGACCATCGCGGAAAAGCAGCGGGAGGAGCTCATCAGGCAGGCCGAGAAGGTCGGGGATACGATCCCGCTGACGATGGCCGATGCCCTGGTTGGCAAGGAGAAGGTCTCCGAGCTCTGCGATCTCAAGGTAGAGGGCACTCCCTACGTCCAGGCCAAGGGGGGGTCCCGGTGGTCCTCATAGAAGAATACCGGATACCCTATGCTTGCACACTCTGTCCCTTCGAAGATGATGAGCGTTGTTGGGGGGGGGGACACTCCACCACTTGATTGCTTTGAAGGTGCTCGGCGCGGATCCAGACTACTCGGGGCGGCGGTATGACCTACGAGACCGAGCGGGCCCTTGCTCGAGTGCGGGCTCACGGCCTCCGAAGGGATGCGGACCGCCTGCAGGATGTGGAGCCCATCCAGGCCCGGGAGCTCCGGGCGAGCGTCACCTGTCTTGCGGTCCTCTGGGAGCTGGAGGGATTCCCATGAAGCTCCGCCTTGTTGGGAAAATCCGCCGGGCCGATACGACATGGTATGTGGCCTATTCAGAGACGGGACAGCTCGTGGAGTTCTCCCTCATGCCCGATACCTCGCCCAAGGTGGTCGGGACCCTGAACGCGGCCCTCCCCGTCCCGGTCCGGGTAGAAAGTGTGATCGTCGACACGAATGATATCCAGAAATTTCACGCCTTAAAGGAGGCATAATTCATGCAAGGAACGATTCTGAAAATCGAAGGCCAGAACATTGTCCTCTCGGTCACAGAGAAGGACGGCACAACGAAGGACAAGACCCTCTTCGCGCTCCCGGCAGTCAAGCAATATATGAGCGGGTGGATGGTCGGGGATATCCTCGAATACTCAACATCGAAGAATGACAAGGGGGCTATGTCCTTTGGCAAGAAGATCGGGACCGCGAAGACGGATGGGGCCCCGGCTCCAGCAGCAGCCCAGAAACCCACAGAGGAGAAGAAACCCGCGGGACCAAAGGAGATCTTCCAGGCGGATCTCTCGGGAGCGACTCCGGAGACCCCGGAGGAGATCAAGAAGCGATGGGATGCCGTCTACGACCGCGTGAAGGCCATGCACCCCGAGGACCGGATCGTATGGGCCGGCAAGATCCTGGAGGATGTAAGTCAACCTGGGAGCTGTATCCCGGATCGGATCGAGTCCCTCGCAAGGTTGGCCTTAAGGGAGAAGACCGAGGGCGATAAGATCGCTGCCCAGACCGGGCAGCCAAGCGATCCCGCGGCCCAGGCGGTGAAGGAGATCAAGGGGAGCCTCCAGAAGCCCCCTGAAGGAGCCAAGGAAAAGGAGCCCGCAGCGAAGCCCAAGGAAGCCCCGCCAGCGGCCGCACCCCCCAAGGAGGTAGCGAAGCCTATCCCCCCTGCGAAGCCGGCAGAGGCCCCGCGGCCCGTTGCCCCTGGGCAGGGAAAAGTGGAGGATCTAACCGGCCGAGCGGCAGGGACCGGGCGGCCCCTCTCTGATGTGATGGAGCCAAAGCCCTACTACACAAAGACGGACCTCTCGATCATGCGGCAGACCGCGGTGAAGGCGGCCGTGGAGCTCGTCAAGGGGCAGCCAGGGACCCTCATGCTCTGCTTCGCCGAACAGATGGAGCTGGTCCTCCACACCGCGGACAAGTTCAACGACTACATGCAGAATGGCAAGGAGGGACTCCAAAATGTGTAAAGCATTTTCCTGTGTAATCGGGCGAGATAAGAAGGTTATTTGGAAGATGGGGGTCGATTCCCATGAAGACCTCCTAAAGATCGCCGGCTACAAGGATGATACCAGGGATCCGGAGATAATTGAGTTTGCCCGAATCGAGAGCGCCCCCAAGAACGGCTCCTATCTTGAGCCCGATAAATGGGTCTTCAAGATTGATATGGACATCACGCCGAAGTGGTGGACGCTGGCGCATAAACGGGCCTGCGAGAGGGCGCATAAGGCATGGCTGAAGAAACTGGAAAAGATCCTTGTGAGAAAGGCCATTGTGAATCCCCTTACCCTTCAGCCACCGGAGATCACCCCGGAGATCCTCCAGCTCCTGAAAGAATGGGACTCGGTCAGGGACTCGGCCTGGGACTCGGTCAGGGTCTCGGTCTGGGACTCGGTCGGGGTCTCGGTCTGGGACTCGGTCGGGGACTCGGTCAAGGACTCGGTCTGGGACTCGGTCAAGGACTCGGTCTGGGACTCGGTCGGGGACTCGGCCTGGGACTCGGTCAGGGACTCGGCCTGGGACTCGGTCAGGGACTCGGTCTGGGCCTATACCGGGTCGTTCTTTGTCCTTCCGAGAAAGGCATGGAAATACACCGAGAAGATTCCGGGAAAGGAGTATCCCTTCAAACCCGCCGTCACCCTCTGGGAACTCGGGTTAGTTGCCTCCTTTGACGGGAAGATCTGGAGGCTACACGGTGGCAAGGATGCGAAGATCCTCTGGGTGGGGACTGCGAAAGACCTGGAGGTGACCTGATGCCCGACTACGAGGTCTCTGTCATGGTCAGGGTCAAAGAAATGTCCGCCGGGGGAGATGCAACAGGGACTACCTACACACATCCTTTCGATTCGATCACAGTCGGGGGGGGCGGTATCGAGGATCCCGCGCTCCTCTCTGCGGCCCTGAAGGATGCGACTCGTCAGTATGAGGAAGAGGCCGCGGCCCGGGCAGCCCAGACTACCCTCCGGGTGTAACAAATGACCCGCGAAGGGACCCTAACTCATCTCGAGTGGGGCTGCTACTTCCTGATGGTCTCCGCTATGCTGCTCGCGCTGACGGCCGTGGGGATCGGGGGGGCGATACCCCTATGAGCCCCGGGAGATGTCAGATTTTTGATAAGCGGAACGCCCGGCAGGCTCATCCAGGGGTTTGCCCGGAAGAGATTCGGACCATCAACCACCGGAAGAAGCTGGAGGATATCTGGGCTTCCCCGGAATGGAAGGCGGCGGAGGCGGCATGGCTCCCCGGGAAAGTCTGTATCTGGTGCGGGAGGCCCGCCCAGGTTCCGCATCACTCCTCCCTGGATGACTACGGGAAGCCCGAGTATATCAACCTCTACCTCTCGGGCTGCCGCCCGATGTGCGCGAAATGTCACCACCATCTCCATCGGGGTGAAGTTCTCTGCCCGAAGTGCAAGGAACGCTATACGAAGCAAGGAAATGAGACCTGCTTCCGCTGTCTCCCCCCGGAGATGAAGCGGGCCCTCCGGCAGATTCGCCGGGATCGGAAGGACTCCCGGGAGAAGTTCAGGCGGGAGAATGACCGGGACTTCCGGCAGCGGTTGAAGGAAGGGCGTTATCCTACTCCGACCGCTGAAGAGGTCCGGGCCCATCCGAACATCGACCGAATGATCATCGACCTCGGATGTCACCTGGATTGCCCGCACCTCTACGAGTGCGTGACCCAGAAGATGCGCTGTGCTCCGAACCGGGTAAGCCTCTGGACAGCATGGCAGAAGGCGGGGGCGATGGCGTGAATCGAAATTACACATTGAAAGAGATCCTCCTCTTCAAACGGGCCCTCAAAGCCAGGGGGGAAGCCGATCAATTTAACATGGTAAAGGAGGAGTGCGCCGAGCTCATCGTTGCGGTTTCCCATCTCATGCGCAGGCCAAAAGGGAACCGGAACCGAGTTATCACCCAGGTAATCGGGGAGATGGTGGATGTAGATCTTATGATGGGGGAACTACAGCAGGCCCTCATCGAGGAGACTGGTGAGGCCCGATTCGGATATATCTACCAGCTCGCTCGGGAGACCAAGGGCCGAAGAATTGAGGCGCTCCTCCTTACATCGGAGGGACGGGAATGACTGGCGATCCAATATTCCATCCCCCGCATTATAATCAGGGCCGTATCGAGGCTATCGACGCTATCGAGGCATCTATGAGCTCCGAGGCATTCTTGGGGTTCTGTAAGGGGTGCGCGATGAAGTATATCTGGCGGGCCGGGATGAAGATCCCAGACAAGACTGCCGAGGACTTCAGAAAGGCGGTGTGGTATCTGGAGCGTGCCGCGGTCGCCGTTGAGAATATGCAGAAAATGAAGGGGGCCGTCCGATGACCGCGAACAGCGTGAAGGCTCGGAAGGCGAAGGCCCGGGTCTGTCAGGATATGGTCTCGAATGCCGTCCGGGATGCCTTTGGGCTCACCGCGGATGATATCAGGTCGACCCCGATGGGTCTCCAGGGGGAGGACGTGCTCTTCCTCTCTGGGCGGGCCCGGGCGGTCTTCCCCTTCGCGGTCGAATGCCAGAACGCGGACGCCACCCTCTTCTGGGCAAAGTGGCGGCAAGCCGAGCGTCATAGCGAGAAGCTGAAGCTCCCCCCTCTCTTCGTCTTCAAGAACCCCAGAATGGCTCGGGGACAGGAGTTCGTCATGCTCGAGTGGAAGACCTTCCTGGAGATCCTCAAGTCCCGGGAGGAGGTCTCGATAAAGATGAGGGCCCTGGAGGACCGGCTCAATGGCTAACGTCTGGGTTATCTGCCCTCACTGCGGGGCTCGGAGAATGGCGATCCCCGGGGCCGAGACCTTCCTCTGCTTCTTCTGCAATAAGAGGAGCCCGGTAGCGGGGCATGAGAAGAAGATCGGCCCCATCAAGGTCAAGGACCTAACCCTTGATAACAACGCCGAGCGGGTCCGCCCCGAATGGGTCCATGGGGGCCCACCGCGGCGGCATGGGTTCGTCAAAGCCAGCGATCTCCCGCGGCGGGAGGGACTTCGATGAGCCAGCTCCAGATACGGCAGGCGGTGAAGTGGTCCGCTCCCTGGATGAAACCGGAGCGGAAGGCCCTCGCCGCCTTTCTCAAGAAATCGAAGATCTTGAAGGGTCGGACCATCGTAGGCATCGGGACCATCATGGGGGCCCTGGATGGCGATACAACCACAACGGCCGGCCTCCAGGGGCGATACCTCCTGCGGCTCATCAGCTACACCATGCACGATCTTGGCTGGACGGTCCACACGGTCGGGCGGGGGGGGAAGATTTCCTCATGGAAAAAGTAGAGGTAGACTCCCCTTTCCGGTCGATTCACGTTGATCAGATCGCCCGCATAAAGGCTCACGGTCAGAAGATTTGGGAGAAGACCACGCCATTCCCTGACGAGACCGCGAAGGACATGAAGGACGAGGTGCTCGCCTTCCTTGCTACCATCCAGGAGGTTGAGACGCGATGAAGGTTGCACCGCTCGGGGCCGAGGGAACCAAGAAGGTATCCCTCGGGATGGTCCTGAAGGAGCTCAACCAGCGGGACGGGATCCCAGAATACTCCAAGGAGGCACGGAGACGGATGGGCAGGAACTCGATGGGGCGGCCATCCCGGGAGACCCGCCTCAAGACCAGCGCAACCCTCCGAGCTTGGCATGGAAGAGGCAAGGGCGGTCCGCGCCCAGGGGAGGGGCGGTCATGACTCAAAATCGAATTATGGAATCCATATTACTTTATTTCACGCCTAAAGGGAATTACGGAATCCGTGATCCTTTGGTAGTAGTAGTAGCTAGGAGAAATTACGGATACTATAATACTATAATTCCCTCGGGTGTTTTCCGGAAACTTGGAAACTCGGTTTCCATAATTCTGTCACCGGCGATAAATACGGATACCGTATTACCGCAATTCGGGGGGGCCTCATGAGGCGCGGCCCAAAGCAGAAATACCGGGAGCGGGAGCGGCTTATCCTCTCCATCGAGAAGGTTGAGCTGGAGATCCTGGAGCTCGGAAATGTCCCCTACCAGAAGATCCTCCAGAATACCCTGAAGGAGATCGTCCGGGGGCAGGTTGAAAAGGGGCATATCACCGAGAAGAAACTTAAGGAACTCTCCGAGGTGGAGGAGATCGCGGCCCAACGCTGCGAGTTAAACTGCGAAGAGCACCGAAGCCGGGCCCGGGAATACCAGTTGATAACCTCCCTTATTCAGAAGAAGCATGCCCGGCCGGTCGCCCTGGAGAGACCCCTCGTAGACTCAAAGGAGGCGAGTGGATGAGGGAAGGAACGGTCAGCTTGGAAGAGAAGGTCACGACCTATACCTTCTGCCCTGGGTGCGGCTGGATCTTCTGGATCTTCAAGACGGCGCTCCTCGGAAGGGCCCGGTGCCCGAAGTGCGGCCATCGGTTCTACGCGAAGCACCCGGCCGGGGTGCGGGCGGACTCGGCATGATAATCTCCCGTGCAGTAGCGGCCCCTTCCCGCTGGACATTCACCATTCGACCCATCGCCGAGCTCGTCAAGAGATATGTCGGGGATGGAATGGGGTGGGTCGACCCCTTCGCCGGCATGAATAGCCCGGCCGAGCTTACGAATGACATGGACCCGGAGACCCCGGCGATGTGCCACATGGAGGCGGGCGAGTTCTGCGCGGCGCTGGTAGGAACCTTCGCCGGGGTCCTCTTTGATCCACCCTACTCGAAGCGGCAGATATCCGAGCATTACAAAGCGTGCGGGAAGAAAGCGACCTCCCTGGATACATCAGATCGGTTCTATAACCGAGTGAAGAATCCGATCTGTGATAAGATCCGGCCGGGCGGCCTCGCCATCTCTTTCGGATGGAATTCTCACGGCTTCGGGCAGTCCAGGGGATTCGAGATCATCGAGATCCTGCTGGTCAGCCACGGCCAGGGGCACAACGACACGATCGTAACGGTTGAAAGGAAGGTCTCGCCATGAGCGGTGAAGACTGCGGGGCCCGGGCCTGGAAGGAGATGCACTCGAGGACGCTCTTCACCGAGGATTGCGATATCGGCATGGCGCGGATCCCGGACGGCTCCATCGACCTGATCCTCACGGATCCGCCCTACCTGCAGGAGACGTATCAGCAAGCCTACGGGACCCTCGCCCGGCATGCCGCCCGGATCCTCAAGCCTTCGGGCTTCCTCGTCACCTACTCGGCCCACTTCTATCTTCCCTGGGTGATGGGGCTCCTCTCGCAAAGTCTCGAGTGGTATTGGCTAATGGTGCAGGAGAACCGCGCACCGCGGGCCCGAATATGGAATCGGAACCTCACCGCGGCCTACAAGCCGATCCTCATCTTCCAAAAGGCTCCGCTGAAAAAGCAAGAATGGTTTGGGGTTGATATCCTGCCGAGGAGCTACATGGAGAAGCGGTATCATAAATGGCAGCAGTCTCTCAAGGAGGCCCTCTACCTCGCCGAGCTCTACGGGCATCCAGGGGATACGGTTCTGGACCCCTTCGCGGGCTCGGGGACCTCCCTCCTGGCAGCCGAGCTCCTGGGGATGCCCTGGATGGGCTTCGAGATCGACCCGAAGGTTGCCGAGACCGCCCGGGGCCGGCTGTCACAGACGACCCTTGCGGACCTCCCTCCAAAGACCCTGATGAGGCCCGCCCGGGCGGTCGATGGGCGGAAGACTAAAGGAACAACCCTGAAGGGATGGGCATGACTCTACCAGAGGATGACGGCTCGGAGGAGTATCGAGCCTGGAAGGAGACCTTTGATCGCGTAATGAAGGCCCAGGAAGAGCACCAGGAATTTATAAAAACCCACCGGGCCCGCGGGAAATGCCTCCGCTGCCCGGAGCGGAAATATCTTCGATGCGGCATAACTGAAGCCTATTGCGTCGACCAGATGAAGACCTGTCGCCCGGTCCGAGATGGGCGGCATCTTGTAGGGGCCTTCGCATGACCCGCAACATCAGCTTCAGCGCCACCACGGAGCAGGTCAGGGCCAGAACGAAGGAAGTAACCAGAAGGACCGGCTGGAAGGACCTCTCCTCGGGCGAGATCCTCTGCGCTGTGGAGAAAGGGCAGGGATTGAAGAAGGGCGAGAAAGTTACGCGGATCTGCTTCATTGAGATCCGAGGGGTCCGCTCGGAGCGGCTCGGGAGGATCCTGGATGACCCCGTATATGGCCGGCAAGAGATGATCCTCGAAGGCTTCCCTGGTCGGAACCCCGCGGACTTCTGCGCGATGTTCGTCAAGATGAACCACCTCGATTCAGTCGACGCGGTGATTAAGAGGATCCGCTTCGGCTACGTCGATAGGAGATGGTAGCGTATAGTCTTGTATCCCAATGCTATACTATAAAATATAGGGACGCTGCTATCCCTTATCATGGATCCGATTGTCCTCTACGAAATCGCCGCCCTCGCCCTCGGCGCAGTTGGCGGGTATCTGGTCGCCGGCAAGCTCTCCGCTGCGGCTCTCCAGGATGCAAAGCAGTTGATCGAAGACGGGGCTGTCCTCGCCGCGGGAGTGGCTGCCGTCATGGATGAGATCCAGGCGGGGAACGTCTCGCCCGCGGACCTTCAGGCCGTTGTGAAACAGGCCAAGGCCGTCCTCCAGGACCTCGAAACCATCTTTGAGCTCTTCAAGAAGGACCCTGCGGCCGCGGTCGGTGCGATGGAGGCCCAGAAGGTCAAGGTAGAGCAGCTCGTCCAGAGAGTCAAGTTCCCCCTTGCCCCACCGTATGAGGGCCCCGCCTAATCCTTTTTTCCCGGGTGAACCATGACCTACCGAGGCCATAAACACATCTTTCGACACCTGAAAATCTCGCAGACGCCCGGCCTCACTATCGAGAGCCTCCAGCGCCGGCTCGGTGTCGTCACGAAGGAGGAGGCAACAGCCTTCCAGGAGGACCTCCTGCGGCTCCTCTCGAAGAAGTATCTGAAGAAGACTATGGACGGAAAGATCGCCATCCGGTTCAAGCTTGACCGGGTATATCCGAAGCGGAAGGCCCCGCTGAAGTGGGTTCCGAAGGCCCGCGCAATAGCCATCTCATCCTATATGTTCCCCTACCTCCCTGCCATCGTATCCCGGGATCAGGCGGACCGCGGAATCTGTTGCGGGATGGGCGGCGCGTATAAGAAGGACTGCGATGAGGCGATGAACCGCGCAAAGGAGGGGAAGCCCTACTTACCGAATGCGGCCGATATCGCTGGTATTCGGCGCGCGGTCAAGAACGCGGACGGAACGATCACCGATGACCTCTTCGATTGGAGCAAAAGCGCCGAGGACGTGTATCAGAACTCCCGGCGCATCGGGAAGATCACGGATCCGGAAGGCTCCGAAGTGGTCTACGTTGCCCAGGCACTCGTCCAGGTTGGGATCTCCTGCGAAAATATGCAGTGGCCTACCTCCCGGACCCCTATGGCCGTCTGGTCTTCGCCGCCCACGCAGTTCGCGCAGGCAGTCTCCAACGAGGAGCCCTACCACAAGGCCGCCGGCTACGCTGCCATCGACAACGTAGCGGACCTCTGTGCCGCAATCGCGCAATATGGCTCGGTCATCATAGGGATCACCGTCTACGAGAACTACACCGATATGATGGGCGAGACGGATGGCTTCTGCACCTTCCCGGATCCCAAGGGGCCCAAAGTCGGGGGTCACTGTCTTTGCGCGGTGGGCTTCGATGACCACTATATCTATGCGATCTCCTCATGGGGAACTGCCTGCGGATGCAAAGGGACCCACAACACCGCGGATCAGCAACTTCACCGACTCTCCTATAACTACATGGCGCAAGGCTTCGCCGGCGCGTATGCCCTGGTTGACGCGGACGACATGCAGCGGATGGTCCCGGCTGGCGGGGCCCCTGCAGAAATCATCGACTACTCGGCCTCGCCGAGCTCGGGAATTGCACCCCTGAAAGTGACCTTCCTCAACGAGTGCGTCGGGGAGTCCATCAACCATCAGGTGCTCTACACGGGCGACGGGGACGTCTATGACTTCAAGGCAACCCCGACCCTTGACTACACCTACGTCAAGGCGGGGACCTACAACACCCAGCTCATCGTTTCGGAGCCCGGGAGCAACACACTGGTCGGGAGCAAGGGTCATCTCATCACGGTCGCCCCTGCACCAACTCCGACCCCGATACCCCCGGCCAGCCTCCGGGAGAGGATCCTCGCCTTCCTTAAGGCCCTGGTTGCGGCATTCGAGAAGCGGCTCTTTGGGGGAGCCTGAACCATGACCCACCGGCCCCCGGTCCACTCTGGAATGGAGGACTCCTGCGGGGGCTCCTCCGGGAGCGGGACCACTATGCACGGCTCGATACCGTCCGGGGGCCCTCTATGATACCACACAAGAGCCCGAAGCCCTTCCGCGTGGGGCGGCAGGCGAAGAAGCGCGGCTTTGAACGGCATGACGGCGGCCCGATCCAGAAGCGGATCTTCTACCCTCGGATGATCCCGCAGGATATCGCTCGGGACCCGGCCAAGCCGCTTATCGAGCAAATGGCGGAGGAATGGGGGCTACCACTTGGAGGAGAGACCCATGCGAGAGTGTAACGTCTGCCATATCGGGAAGGAGGCAAACAGCGAGAATTTCCGACCACACGGCCGCGGCCTCTCGAAGACCTGCCGGGACTGCGAGAACTTGAAGACAGGCCCGCAGACCGGGAGGGCTCGGAACCCCACCCCGGGGGCCTCCGGGGATAGCTACCCCAATCCTAATCCGGGGGACGACCTCTTCTACTTCGCGGATGCCCTGAAGATGGTCGCGGACTCCATCGCAGCGACGAAAGCCGAGCTGATCCGGGAAGTTGGGCTGCTCACGAAGGAGATGAGCAAGATCGAGGCGGATCTCCGGGCTATCCTCCAGGAGATCGAGCCCCTCAAGGAAAAGAAGGAGGGATAACCGAAGTGACCGAGACGAAGAGGATCCTGCTACTGTCGGATCTCCACGTCGGATCGAAATGGGCCCTGTGGCCGCCCGGGTTCACCTCCCCGAACGCGAGATCCGACATGACGGACGAGATCCCGCAGAACGCCGTCAACGCTGCAATCTGGGCGCACTGGAAGAAGATGCTGGCATATCTTAAGAAAGAGCGGCCGGACTGCATCATCCTGAACGGGGACCTCATCGAAGGCAACCAGCACCGGGAATACGGCAGGGGATTGATGACGCCCGATATCGGCGTCCAGATGGAGGCCTGTATCAAGGTGATCAAGACCCTCCCGAAAGTCCCAATGTACTTCACGGCCGGGACCGATTACCACCAGCTCAAGGACGGCACCAACGTAGACTTAGCTATCTCGAAGACCTTCAATGCGGACTTCGGGGACGAGCTGGTAGTAGAAGAGTGCGGGATCCGGCTCTTCTGCCGGCATGCCATTGGGATCAGTAATTCCTCCTGGCAGTACATGGCGACCGCCCCAGGACGAGACCAGATGCTCCTGGTACTTAACAAGTCGGAGGAGAAATACGGCCCGATCGATGTGGCGGTCTTCAGCCACCGGCATCAGTTCGTAGCTCCCCAGTTCCGGTCCGGGATCGCCCTTGTTACCCCTTGCTGGCAGGGGAAGACAGTTTTTGCCGTCAAGAAGGGGATCGTCGGGGTACCGGATATCGGCTGGGTGATGCTGCATATTTCCGAGAACTGGATCGCGGTCGATGCTTCCGGTATTGCTACCGTCGTGCGGCCCTGCAAGGTCGTCGGGCGGGATGTCGGGAGACTCCCGATATTCCCCCATCGGCCTACAGAGAAAGGGGGCCGGAAGAAGTGAAGGGGCAGGAGATCATCATTCCCGAGCTCGAAGAGGAGGTAAAGCGGAACCACGGCAAGACCGTCAACGGTGGCGGTCTAAACTGGACCGAGAAGGAAGAGAAGATCCTCAAGAGATACTACGGGAAGGTGAACCTCTATATTCTGATGAAGCATCTCCCCGGGCGCACTCGATCTTCGGTCTCAAGTAAGGCCCGCACGATGGGGATTCAGGACCACACCCGGAGGTCCCAATAATGGGGGGTAAATACGGACCGCAGGGTCCCATAGAGGACCCCTGGAAGCCCGTCGATGGCTACGTCTCGGTCTGTATTATCTGCGGATGGCCTCTCCCCAAGCAGCTCATCTCTGGGGCCCTTCGGGGGGAGTTTATCGACCACGATGAACGGGGCCAGCCAGAGGAGATCTACGTTGAGGTCTGCTCTGAATGTAAAGCCCGTGCAAGGGAGTTCATCCAGGGGGGCATCCCCGCGGCGATCCGGAGACTGGAAGTGAACCGAGGATGAAGGGAGTCATGGAGTTCATCCCCGAGAACCCGACTCATGCCCATATCCTCACGGCCAGCCGCTTCGGGGAGTATATCTGGACTTGGCCGGACTTCGCCACTCATCGCAAGACCGAGGGCCTCGGGCAGTGTCAGCCGATCATCCTAGTCTCCCTGGTTGACGGGGTTCCCCAGGGCCATCAATGGGGGCCGGCCGGATGAGAGTGGGGGGCCCATAAATGGCAGAGAAAGCCGAACGACGCGGAAGCGGGCATATCTATATTTCCGATGAAGGAATAGTCGCTGCCTTTAGAAACGGCATGTTTATCCATCAGATTGAGCGGACCCACCACGTCAGCGAGAGGCGGGTTAAGACCGTCCTTCGCCGGGAGGGACTTTATCCATGAGGGCCGAGGATCTCCCCGAGACCCCGCTCTCGAATGGGACGGGCATCACGGCGGCCAACTTCAGGCGAGTCCCAAGGAGAAGCCTGAAGGGACTGAAACACCTCCATCCGGGGGGTGGGTATCCAGAGGAGAGCGGCCATGATTAGGGCTTGCATTGATAATCTGAAGGGTTATAAGGATATTAGGGAGGAAAGCAGCCTTGCCTGACCTTGGAACCCTCATGTGGTTCGTTACGGCTGCCTCCCTGATCGGGACCATCTCGAATATCTTCAAGAGATGGTGGTGCTTCGTAATCTGGCTCGGGACAAACGCGGCCTGGGCCTTCTACGATTTTCATATTGGGGCCTTCGCGCAGTCCGCCCTGGGTGCGGTCTACGTAGGGCTTGCAGTAGCGGGGATCATCAAATGGAGGCTCACATGAGTAGGAAACATTGCGGAACCTGCCAGAACACTCTTTGCCGATACTACCCGCAGAGAGAAGTTCACATGAGCTTGACATACCCGCGGGACGGGACCATGCTCTCGCCCGCTTCATTCACCATCGAGTTCGGCTGTGAGGCATGGATCGGGCCCCATAAAATCAAAGAGCCCGAAGTGATGGAAGGTGTTCTACGAGAAATCGGTGGGAGGCCCCAATGATGGACGAGGCGATTCTCCTAGAGCGGGCTGGAGTCCGAGGCGAAGTATGCGGCCATGCGGCCCGGGAAGGGAAAACCTGAATGAGTAAGCCCTGCTCGATCTGCACATCACAAAGGTGCGGTGCGATTGATAAGGCCGTCGTATTAGGTGAACCTATTCGCACCATAGCGCACCGGGAGGGTATTTCGCGGTATGCTCTGATGCGGCACATAAAAGGGGGCCATGTTGCAGCCACCATCGCAAAGGCCAAGGATGCGAAAGAGGTCACCCGGGCCAACACCATTCTCCAGCAGGTTGACGATCTAAAAAAGGAGTTTAAGGATCTCATGAAGATTGCCAAGGAGGATGGGGACCGGGACTCCTTCATCAAGGCCGGCCGGGAGGTCTTCCGGGCTATCGAGCTTCTGGCAAAGGTGGCGGGGGAGCTCAATGGTGATGGTGTGCAGGTGACCAACCAGATTCTCATTCAGGAATCGAATCAACTGACCCAGATCTTCATGGAGGCATTGAGAAGTGAAATCGACCCCGAAAGCTGCCAGCGCGTCATCTCGTATCTTGAGAAACGCCGGGCAGCCCTCCCAGGCCCCGCGTCTGGCTGACCAGCTGGACCGCGTGATCAGCTCGTTCAAGGCAGGCCACCCCATCGCCGACATTCTCACCTTCTCGGAGGATCCCCGATATCTCGGCCGCAAACTCTACCCAGCCCAACGGGAAATCCTTGGGGAATTTTTTAACGGCCCGAGACCCTATGAGGAGCTCCTCTTAATCTGCGGCCGGGATTCCACGAAGACCTTCACCGCCTCGATCATCGCGTCCTACATCGCTTACCTCTGGCTAGAAATTCCGGATCCGTATTATCTCTATAGTGGGCGGGTTGACCGGGAGAAAGAGGTCCATATCATCTGCGTTGCCCGAAAGGAGGCACAGGCCACAATCCTCCTGGACGAAATCAAAGCGAAGATCAACAGCAGCCCTTACTTCGCGGGGAAGATCCGCTCACAAAACAATTACGAGGTGGTGATAGAAAAGAATCTCCACATCCAAGCCGTCACCTCAAATAGCGCCTCGGAAGTCGGGAAGACGGCCATCCTCGTTCTCTTTGATGAGATCGGGAAATATGGTGAGGAGGTTGGAACCCGGGACGGCGAGGAGGTATACGACTCCCTCACGCCGTCTGTCGGGCGGTTCGCCTCCAACCGGCCCGAGTTCCTGAAGCGGTGCGCCGGCGACCCGGGCCTGGAGATGATCGTCCGAGCCCTCGGGAGGGTAGTGTCGATCTCCACCCCTATGGGGAAGAGTGGAATCCTCTGGCGGCTCTTCGGCACCGCCCAGCGCCTTCCATCCATCCTCCACTATCAGCGCCCGACCTGGGAGATGAACCCGAACTACCCGCCCGGGTGCGCCTACCTGGAGACCCAGAAGGCCAAGAACCCCCGGACCTTCCTGCGAGAATACGGGGCCAAGTTCGATGAAGCAATCGACGCGATGCTCCCGCCCGAGCTGGTCGATCAGTGTAGCGGGCCCACGCCACCCTACGACCATCAGATCGTCTATCATGGCGCAATCGACACCAGCCGCAAGAAGGACGCCTTTTGCTTCGCTATCGGGCACATCCAGGGGGGGAAGGTCTTCATCGACCTGATCCGCTACTGGATACCCAAGGATGGCCGCCTCGAGTGGTCCCAGGTCCAATACGAGATCAAGCGGGCATGCCGCGCCTTCCAAGTAGAGGACCTCCTCCATGATGGCTACGAAGGGGAGGCCGTCAAGCTCTACTTCAACGAATTTCTCCTCCATGAGACGCCATTCACGCAGCCCTATAAGATGAAGATCTACGGGGCCCTGGAGGACCGCCTCTTCCAGCGGCAGATCCAGTATCCCCCGGACGAGCGTCTCCTCCGGGAGCTCAAAGCCCTTCAAAAGAAATGGAACGGCGAGAACTTCAGCGTCCACCATCCCGACACGGGCCCCATCCAGAACGATGACGGCCCGGACGTGATCGCCAATCTTGCCTTCCATCTCTTCTCTACCTTTGTCGCAACCAGGGAGGGGATCGATGACGACCGGGTTCAGGCCGGCGGGGAATACTGGCCGCTCGATCCGCGGGACGTTGAAACGACCGCGCTGATCGGTGGCGGGGGAAGTCACTGAATGCCCTTTACGATTCTCGGCACGGAGCGGAAGGAGGTCTGCGAGATGGTCCTCCGAATCATGGAGGGGCTCGGCAACGAGGCGAAGACCGAGCTCCAGTCCATGAACGGCGATGAGACCCCGGGATGGTGGAGGGCCGTTGTAACCGTTGAATTCTACACGCACTACGATAACGAGCTCTCCCCCGCGATGCGGCGGACTCGGGACGGGAACGGCCATCTTTAGATTAATATAGTATAGCGGTGTAATACATGGCTATGCGCGCAAGGGATCTCCATAGACAAAGGCAGGGCCGGGGGGATTCCGATGGAGAGGTCCGGGAGTTCCTGCTGGCCGCGGGCCTCATCACTTCGGACTTCAACCCCTCAAACCCCGTCGCCCCTCTTCTGAAGAATGAGAACTACCAGAACAAAGCCCTGGATACAGACGTCTACGGTGGCCGTAGAATCTCGTATTTCAACAAATACGACCGCTTCCAGCAGGTAGAGAAGATCAACCCCCGGATCGGTGTCGGGCTCGTCAAGCTCGGCCTGCGCCTGCGCGGGAAGGAGTTCAAGCTCTTCGTTGACAAGAGCGCGGGGCTCGAAGGGGAGGCCGAGCAATCGATCCTCCAAGACGCGGGGGACTTCACCACGGCGCTCGATATGCAGAACTTCTTCACCGCGGCCGGCCGGCTCCTCGCCCGAGACGGCAGCGTCCCGATCCTGAATAGCGCCGATAAGCGCTTTGGCAACGGGGAGGGCATCACGACTCTTGACTTCATGCCGATGAGCCATACAACCTTCCTCCCTATCGACGTGGAGCCCATGAGCGGGGTCCAGAACGAAGAGCAGCTCTGGGAGTATGCAACCATTATCGGAGGCGTTACCCAGGTCATCATCAACGAGCGGCTCCAGGCAAAGAGGGAGATCCACTACATGAAGAACGGCCGCGTGACCCTCATGCGGCTCATGCACCACGGCCATCAATGCCGCGATATCTACAACCGGAACACCATCGGCCTTTATGGGGTCTCCCTGATGGAGCTCGTGGACGAGCAGGTCAAGAAGCTGGAGGATGTGAACTGGGGCTTCTCCAAGGCCATTGGACGATACGGATACGGCCGCCTCCACATCGACAACGACCTCATGAAGCAGCGGATCCTGGATGACAAGCTCACGCTGAAGCAGGCCGCGAAGATCCTGGCAGCGGAGGCGAAGATTGCGAAGGGCATGAAACCCGACGAGGATATCATCAGCATCGGGAAGACCGTCCAGGCCATCCCGGGCGGCTTCCAGAACGCCTCCGGAGTCATCGAGTTCAAGGAGTCCCTGGAGCGCGATATCGCCTACGGCCTCCTGGAGACCGAAGCGGGCAGCGGGAAAGCCAAGGGGACGACCTTCGCGTCCTCCTACATAGCCGATATGGACGCGGTGCGGGTCCTCGAAGCGATGCGGATCCAGCTCAAGGTAGGCTTTGAGAAGATCTATCAGCAGCACCTCATCCTCCTCGGTTATAGCGAAGATGAGGCCAAGGCAATCCGGATCGAGCTGCAGCCCATCGACCAGCCACTCGTAGAACTCCCGACCCTTCTGGAAGTCGCCGCCCAGGACCCGAGCGCCCTGACCGTGCGGCAGGCCCTTGAAATTGTGGGGATCCATGTCCCACCCAGGGAGACCGTTGACAAGGAGGAGGGGCAGACCATCCAGGAAGACCAGAAGACCCCGGTCCCGGTCAACGTGGAGGTCAAGCCGGGAACCGCCCCGGGACAAAGGCCATAACGGGCCCCATTGGAGGTAAACGAATGGAGTTTCTTGTCCGATTTGTCCGGGATGTCCTTGACCGACTCAAGGGATATCCCAAACCGGCAGCCCCCATCATGCCGGCGCCGGTTATCGAGAAGAAGAAGGTTGCTAGACCGGAACCACGACATACACTGCCATGACATCACAGACGATTTACTGGGAATGCTGGGTATAAATGACCTGTATCCTCTGTGTCATCCACGATCCGGACGGCGGCCCCAACTACATCGCGGACCTTGCGCGGGCGGCCCGGATCCCGCTGGAGATCTCCCGCGGCTATGAGGAGGACCTCCCGCACCCAGGCCCAGGGGATCGGGTCCTCCTCATGGGGGGAAAGGAGCCCCCGGAACGGCAGCCCTGGTTTGAGAAGGAGCAGGCCCTCATCACCTTCTGCAGAAAGGCGCGGGTCCCGCTCTGGGGGGTATGCTTCGGGGGCGAGATGATCGCCCTCAATCTCGGGAAGGCCCTGGAGCGGGAGAGCCATGAATACGGCTGGCGGGAGATCTCCATCCAGGGGACGCGCTCCCACGTCTTCGAGTGGCACGATGAGAGCTTCGGGCTCCCGAAGGACTGCCATCCCCTCGCCCGGGATATCGAGCTCGGCCATGTCCGCGGCTTTACTTGGGACAACTTCGTGCAGGCCGTCCAGTTCCATCCCGAGCAAACGCTCGCCAGACTCAAGGACTGGACGGACGATGACCCGCGGGTAATGGGCCCCGCCTCTGACTATCTACTGGAGTCCCAAGTGGTATGTAGGGCCCTTTTTGCGCGGTTTATCGGGCTCCAATCCCCAGCGGAGCAAACGGAGCCCCTGGTGGCCTCGAATAAGCGCAGGCTCGTCCAGCGACCGCACGGCCTTGATCCCGACCTGAACCGCAAGGAGTATCTGCTCGGCCGAGCCCTCCAGCGGAACCTTCAGAGAATGACCGAGGGGGTGGATGTGGAGGCCCCGACCGCGGCCCAGGCGCTCAAAGGATTCACTGCACATCGGAAGATCCTCCAGGGGAAAGAGTTCCGGAACCTCATCTACCAGTATACCTCGCAGACCGTCCTCCAGGGGGCCCATCACGCGGACAAGATGATCCTCCGAGCGAGACCTCGCCGGCGAGTGGGTGGGGCCGTGACCCGGGCCAGCGCGGACTTCGGGAAGCTCATCGACCGGATGACCTTCCACACCGTCGACCACTTTGACCGCATCGCGGACGACCTGAAGGACCGGCTGACCGATACCCTTCAGGAAGGTTTCGATGGGGGGGAAGGGATCCCGGATCTCCGGAACCGCATCCAGGAGGCCCTCGGCATCGACAGCCGGCGGGCGACCGAGCGGGCCCGGACCCTCACGATGGAATCCTTTAATCAGGCGCATATTGTCTCGTATACTGAAGTCGGGGCCCCTGGCGTGGAGTTCCTGGCGGGCATAGACGAGCGGACCTGCGAGATTTGTGGGGACCTCAACGGGACAATCTTTGCCCTGGATGACGAGGATATGGTCCGGCCGCCCGTTCATAACTTCTGCCGCTGCACCCTTGCGCCCTACTTCGGGGATCTCCCGGACGATACCGGGGACGTGAGCCCAGATACCCGGGACTTCTGCGCGGATTGGCGAGACAACTACTTCGATATCCCGCTCTTCTCTGCCTAGGTATACTTTCGCATCGCGGGAATATACTTTAAATAGGTTTCTGTGACACAAATATATTTATGGAAAATCCGACGGAGCTAAAACTTTACCCCCCTTCGCGTGAACTTGCCAGGGTAGCGGAAGGATGGACCTACGGATCGACGCATACGCATTCCGAGATCGCGGAGATCCTCGGTATCCCGCAGCAGGAAAACACCTATTATCAGGCCGTTTCGGATGCCAACGAAATCCTCCTCCCGAAGTCAAAAATGATCAGAAACGTGCGAGGGGTAGGATATCTCGTGGTGAACCCGGATTCCTACGAGGACGTATCCTATGATCGGGTGAAGAAGTCAAAGGAATATCTCCTCCGGGCCTGTGAGATCGCGCAGTATGCTCCCCGGGAGGAGATGACTCCAGAGGACCGGGCGCGGTTCGACCGGTATGTTGTGGGCCTTGGCACCAGGGCGGCCCTCTTCATGCGGGAGTTCGAGTCCAAGCAGGTGATCTCCGGCCCGATGAAGATCCGGCTCTCCGAGAGGCGGCCTTTGCAGCTGGAGAAGAAAGATGAACCGCAATGATGGGGCAACCCCGGAGCGGACGTAGCTTGGCTTCGCAAGGCTCGGTTGGGCTAGGTTCGGCGCGGTTAGGTAGGGATTCCGCGGTCTGGCTCGGTTGGGCTTGGCACGGCTAGGTTCGGCTAGGTCTGGCGTGGCAGGGATTCCCTGGCTCGGTAGGGTCCGGCTCGGCGGGGCAGGGTGTGGCTCGGCGCGGATTTCAAGGTAAGGTGAAACAGCATGAGAAAAGTTGACGTTTGGATTAAGGGGATTACCCCCCTTCTGATGCATGATAGTCAGGGGATCAACCCATTACATCCCCTGATAAAAGAGCTGAAAAAGCTCACGGTGAAAGGGAAGAAGAAAACGGACGACGACAACATCCAGATCGCCCGTATCGAGTGGGAGCTCGGCCTCTATCTGGATAAGGACGGTAAACCCATGGTCCCGGCGGTCAATGTAGAAGCCTGCATTCGGGACGCTGCTAAGGAGGAGAAACAGGGCAGAACCGTCACCGCCGGGCTCAAAGTCTCCCCGGATGATATCCCCCTGATCTATCCAGGACCAACCACCAAGAACGGGCTCTGGGAAGCAGGATTCAGCGACTTCCGAAGCGCTAGGATCAAGGGAAGCCGAGTGAACCGATGCAGGCCACGGTTCAACAGCTGGGAACTTAAGTTCACCATCGAGTATTCCGAGAAGGACTTCGATGATGAGGCCATCCGAAGGTTCCTTGAGATCGCAGGGGAACGGAAGGGACTTGGGGACTATCGCCCCCGGTATGGAAAGTTCGCCGTTATGAGCATGGAATAACCATGGCGACGCATAACTGGCAGGTCAGCATCAACGCGAACGGGGCCGAAAAGACTGAATATGTCTACGTAGAGCTCCCCGGTGCGTATCTTTGGCAAATTGAACGCATTATCCAAGACCCCCGGTTCGGATTCGCTTCCCGTGAGGCATTCCTATTAGATGCAATCCGGCAACACATCATCAAATACGACTTACAATAATAAACGACTCCCTTTTTTAGATTTATATAGTATAGCGTTGTATATTTTGAGCGTATGCCGGAGTTCACCCTTTTAGGCAGCCTTCATCCATTTGTGATCGCTACCGCGGGGAATGCCCTTCTCATCGAGGGCCCTCTCTTCACCGCGGGAAAGATCAACAAGAACGGGTGGGGCATCCCCGAGGAAGAGGCTGCGGACTTCGCTGCATCATTCACGGGCAAGCCCATTCGATATTGCCCGTATGGAAAGGAGGTCATCCCGGGGGTCCCGGGCGAGCATTACTGCGACGCCATCAACTCCCAGAAGGCCGTTGTAGGCACTATTCTCAAAGTCATGCCCGGGGGAAAGGATGACCAGAACCGCACCGTCTTCTACCAGCGAGCGAAGATCACAGACCCGGCGACCGTCAAGGGGATTCAATCCGGCACGATTCCCTTAACTGTCTCCCTCTGGGGTATCGCTGACGAACATGGGGAGGACGGGATGATGCGGGGGATCCGGGGCGAGAGCGCAAGCATTGTCAGCGACCCCGCCTATACGGAGGCCCGCTTTACCTGGATGGCAGCGAAGTCCTACCCTTTCCAGAGCTCAAAAGGAGCATCTACTGTGACCGACAAACCAACCGAAGAGCAGGCCACCCTTCCGGGAATGGAGGCGGTGGCTCCTGGCGTGACGATCAACATCGCCGCCGGGAAAGGATCGACTGATGGAAAAGATGGGGGGGGATCTCCGGAGCACAACGCGGTATGCGCGGGATGTGGAGAGAAGCTCCCTGCCTATGCGAAGTTCTGCCCGGCCTGTGGTAAGGGCCTTCATGCGGCCTGCGGAGGCTGTGGGGCATCTGTCCGACCCGGCGCGAAGTTCTGCGAAGCCTGTGGGACCCCGGTGGGTCAGACTGTGGGGGACAACTCCGTTGCGGCCTCGGTTGATAAGCAGGTCGCCGAGAAGCTGGCCGCAAAGCTCGAAGAGGTCCGCAAGCAGGATCTCGCTGCCTCAATCGTCCAGGTTCAGATCAGGGCCGGCCTGCTCAAGCAGGAGGACGCAGAGAAGCGGAAGACCGAGCTCGTGACCATCCCGGCCGCGGCACTCGAGATCGAGCTGGCGAACTACACCACCATCGCGGACAAGCTCGCAAAGCCTGATGAGCGGGGCCTCAAGAGCGGGCAGATCCCGGTCCCGGCCTCCACCCAGGAGAAGCCAAAGCTTCCGATGCCTGCCAACGCAGACGCCTTCCTCGCCCGGTTCAAGGGCCTTGACAACAAGGGCCTGACCTGGGAGGACGTGAAGAAATACGGGCCCGGTGGCACGTTCCATCAGGGTCGCGTAATCCAGGAGGTCTAAACATGGGAAACCTTTCAGCACCCCTCGATGTTCCACGCCGGGAACCTCACACGGTCATCGCCCCGGTCAAGGCAAGCACGACCATCTATAAGGGCGCGATGCTCGAATACAACGGCGGCTATGTGCAGCCGTGGAACCCCTCGGACGGCTATCCCTTCGCGGGAGTTGCCGAGAGCGGCACAGTCGTCCCGATTGTCGGGAGCGGCGCAAATGTTGTCGGGACCTCCGATGGATGGACCTCGATCCCGGTCAAGCGCACCGGCATGTTCAAGATCGCCTACTCCTCGGCCGCCATCACCAACGTAGGCGCACTCGTCTACTTCAGCGACGACAACACCCTCACGCTCTCCGCAACCGGGGATGCCGTTGGGGCCGTCGCGGACTACGAGAGCGGCTACCTCTGGATCGATATCACAGGCTTCACCCTCCCGACAGACGTTAAAGCATTCCTGTCCTATCCCGTGGATCTCTCCGCGGCTACTGGCTCCGGCACGACTGGGGTTGCAGAGCGGATCGGGACCTCGGGCTCGCCCGTTGCGATGA